TGTCGCTGGGCATAACATCATTTGCTGACGATCACGCAAAAGCGCAATCAGATATAGAGCGCGAGTTGCGGATTAAGTGGTGGCCTAAAAAGGGTCTAGCTGGCGAGATGGAGAATTCTAAGCTTACTGACTCACAGTTTACCCGATGCTCTGCCTATCTAGTGTTAGCTAGGTACGCATTACCGCAACTGACTAACTGGGTCGAAGATGACCGATTCCAGAATATGATGGACTTTTATAAAGCCCGTTATGGTGAAGAGTTTGATGCTATCCTGAGGGATGGCGTTGAGTACGATGATGATGGCAACAGCACTATCGACGATGATGAAAAGCAATCTGTAAACTCTGGTCGGCTGATTAGATAATGCAGGTTAAGATAAACACCAATGCCAAAGAGATTGCCAAGCGAGTCGGCAAGAAGGGCAAGGAGTTATCTGCAAGCGTTAAACGGGCGTTATTGATTACTGCCCAGCAAGGCGTGAATGTCATACAGGATAGGACTGCCAAGGGTGTAGGCTATAAGGGTGCGTTTGCATCATATACACCAGAATATGCAGCATTCAGATCAGAGAAGGGCAGAGGCACAAAGCCTGATTTAAACTTTACTGGTCAGATGCTTGGCGCGATGACAGTTAGCGCAGATAGTAAGAAGGCTGAGATATTCTTTAGCCGAGCGACTGAATCGAAAAAGGCCGCAATGAATGATAAGAAGCGACCCTTCTTTGGCTTTAGCGATCAGGAAGAAAGGCAATTAGGCAAGATATTCTTTAAGGCGTTAAAATGAGTGTAAGAGAAAGCATTGCCAATAATATCGTTACTACCCTGCAAGCGATCACATCGCCTGTAGCGGTTAAGTATGTGACGAGAGAGCCGTTTGCGTTTGACAAGCTATCTAACGCCCAGTATCCAGCAATCCTAGTTAGGAGCGCAGGAGAGAATCGGGAAGATAGCAGCCTGGGCGGGTCAATCACTCAGCGCATGGCTACAATAGATTATGAACTGGTTTGTTTTGTAAAAGGGTCTGTCATTGATACAGCCCGAAACAACATTATCGAGGCAGTTGAAGAGGGTTTAGATGTTGATCGGTATCGTGGCGGTAATGCCTTAGATACGCAGATCACAAGCATCGAGATCGACCAAGGTTCTATTGACCCTGTAGGTGGGGTCATTATTACAGTACGCGTTTTGTATCAGTACACTCGCGGCACAACTTAAATTTAATTAGAGGTATAAATCATGGCGACTAAAACAGGCGCATCTGGAGTAGTAAAAGTACAAGTCTCAGGCACGACTGTTGCCGTGGTTGGCGAGGTACGATCTTTCACCTTTGATGGTTCAGCAGACACTATCGAAGATTCAGTAATGGGCGATACTGCCCGAACTTACAAGCAGGGTCTAGCAACTAACACTGTATCTATCGAGTGCTACTGGGATGAGGCTGATGCACAGCAACTAATCCTAGACGAGAGAGCCAGTATTGACTTTGAAATCTATCCTACTGGAACAGGCTCTGGCGAGACTTTCTTTAGTGGTGGCGGTATCGTTACTGCACGATCTATTACAGGCGCATTTGATGGCATGGTTGAAGCCAGCTTTACCATCCAGTGCAGCGGAGCAGTTACTGAAGCACAAGTTTAATTAAGGGGATAAACCATGGGATTAGCTAAAGAACTACGCAACAGAAGGGAAGTTAAGGCGCGAGAAGTATCCGTACCTGCCTGGGGTGATGATTCGGGAGCGTTTAAGTTATACAGCAGGGCTATTACCTGTTATGACCTAGACCAACTCCAGAAGAAGCACCCTAACTTCCTGAACAACACTACCATCGGTGCTATGGTAGATTTGATCTGCATGAAAGCAGAGGATGAGAGCGGCAATAAACTCTTTTCATCTGCTGAAGATCGCATGGATTTGATGGGCGAGGAAACTAATGTCATTAGTGAAATCGCCAATCAGATGTTTGCAGAGATCGAGTCTGTCGAGGCACTTGAGGGAAACTGAGAGCCGATCAATCGAGGATGAATCTATTATCTTTGGCGGATCGGCTTCACATAACAATAGCAGAGGCAGAGCAAATGCCTGTCAACCACTTTAACGAGTGGCTGGCCTATTTCCAGATAATGAGTGAGAGCAATGGCTGAAAACGTCAAGATTACGATAAGCGCGATTGATAAGACTAAAAAAGCCTTTGGTGGCGTAACGTCTGGTCTTAGGGCAGTATCAAAAGCCGCTTTCTCAATGAAAGGTGCGCTAATTGCTGCTGCTGGCCCTGCTGCTATTGGATTCCTAATTAAACAATCTTTAACTGCAACAGACTCTCTAAAAAAGACTGCTGATAAGATCGGCACATCTACCGAAGCCTTAAGTAAATTCCAATTTGCTGCACAACTAACAGGCGTTAGCGTTGAGACTGTCAATATGGCGGCTCAAAGATTTACTCGCAGACTTGCAGAGGCAGCAAAAGGGACTGGCGAGGCAAAAAGTGCTTTGCGAGAATTAAATATTAATGCAGAGGAATTAAAGAAAAAATCACTTGATGACCAGATGCTTGCTCTTGCTGATGCGTTTGGTAACGTGCAAACGTCAGCAGATAAAGTCAGGCTTGCGATGAAGCTGTTTGACTCTGAGGGTGTATCTTTAGTCAATACGCTTGCAGAAGGTAGAGATGGCCTTAAAGCAATGTTTGCAGAAGCTGAGACACTTGGCGTAGTAATGTCAGGTAGAGCAGCGCAGGGCGTAGAAGATGCTAACGATGCCTTGACCAAGTTGTTTGCTCTTTTTAAGGGAATTAGAGATCAAATTACCGCTGCCCTAGCACCAGTGATTGAATATTTAGCAGACCTAATGAAAAACAAATTACTGCTGGCTATTGAAGCGGCAAGCGGGTCAGTTGAAAAGTTTGCTAATGAGACTATTAAACAAATTGTTATTGGCTTTGGCAATATGATTGTCGGCATAGGCCATGGCGTGTCTGCATTTATAGAATTTGCAAATGCGGTTAGAAACACATATCACCAAGTGAAGCAGTTTTTTGACGAAGGGCATATTTTTGTCGAAAATACTTTCGGGCAAGAGTCAGCAGATAAGATCAAAGCGGCTGGTCGGGCAATCATTAGTTTTGGTGAGAGCAGCGCATTCGCGTTTGGTCAGATAAAACAAAACAATGATGAATTAGAAAAAACCCCGACAATATTTAACAAGTGGGGCGATGCAATTAAAGATGTGTCAGAGTCTATGCCTAGCTTGCGCGAGCATATGGTTACAGTAGGAAAGACAATAGAATCGTCGTTTACTGATGGTTTAACTAAAGCTATTACTGGCGCAAAATCATTTGGCGATGCCATGAAAGATATGGCAAGAACAGTTATTGATTCATTGGTAAAAATGATGGTTCAGTATCATATTGTCCAGCCAATATTAGGTGCGCTTGGTGGTGCTTTGGGTATACCAACAGCAACCCCATCAGGCAAAGCAATAGGCGGCTCGGTGCAATCAGGTCAGCCATATATGGTTGGTGAGCGCGGCCCTGAGTTATTTGTTCCTAACTCTCAGGGGTCTATTGTTCCTAATGGAAATATCAGCGGTGGCGGTGGCGTAGTGGTCAACCAGACCATTAACGTGACCACTGGCGTACAGCAGACAGTCAGAGCAGAAATTGCTACACTTATGCCACAGATTGCCAATGCCGCTAAGGGCGCAGTTGCAGACGCTAGAATGCGCGGTGGTGGTTATTCCAAAGCATTAGTAGGAGCATAAAATGCCATTAGCATTTCCATCAGTCGGTATTCAGTCGATCAATATGCGATTACGCAGAACTGTCGCTGTATCTGAATCCCCATTTACCTATAGCCAGCAGGTCTATGAGCATCAAGGTGCCAGGTGGGAAGCAGAGATCGCCCTGCCGCCTTTAACCCATGCAGAGGCACGATCAGTCGAGGCGTTTATTGTTGGCTTAAAAGGGCGTTCTGGTACGTTTACATTCGGCCACCCATTGCATACAAGTACAGCAACCAGTACCACTTCTGGTACAACATCAGCAAGGGCAGAAGAATTGACTACCGATTCTGGCTCTACTGCGGTTACTGCGGGTACTTACTTCCAGCTAGGCAGCTACCTTTACATGGTTACAGAGGATAAAGCCTCTGGAGCAGGTACGTTAAAATTCCAGCCGCCCCTGAGAGGCGATATAGCATCAGGCACAGCACTGGACTTTACATTACCAAAGAGCCTGTGGCGGATGGCCTCTAATGATATTGGCTGGTCAACTGATACTGCCTCCCTTTACGGATTCACCCTAGCCTGTGTTGAGGCAATCTAATGAGCCGCACCCTATCCTCTGAAATGCAAGCGGTCGCAACCGCTGAATTAGTACGGCCAATCTATTTGATAGATATGGAGTTTACATCTGGCAGCGTTTACTTCTGGTCAGGTGTTGGCAATCTAACCTTTAACAGCAATTCCTATATCGGTGCGGGTGACTTACTCAGCATCGGTACAGTAAGCGAGACAGCCGAACTGCAAGCTAATGGCGCAACTGTCACCCTTACAGGGATTAAACAATCGCTGGTTACTATTGCCAGAGATGAACCCTATCAGGGTCGGCCATTGACTATTCGTTTAGGCGCACTAGATGACAGCGGTGATCTTATTTCATCGCCTGTAATTATCTTTAGCGGCTTTATGGATGTAATGACCATCAGCGATAGTGGTGAGACATCGACCATATCTATTAGCGTAGAAAACAAGCTGATTGCATTTGAAAGGGCTTTTGTCAGACGCTACACCAGCGAAGATCAAAAGATCGAACACCCTTCCGATAAGGGCTTTGAGTTTGTAACCAAGATTCAAGAGAAAGAAATAATCTGGGGCAGACCAACCCCAGCATCGTCGGGTAGTTACTCAGGAGGCAGGACTGACCCAAGGATAGGCAGATGATAACAATCCAGCATGAAAGTCTGGTGAATGTTAAAGAAGATATAAAGCCGCTATTGGAAGAACACTGGCGGCTTGTTGCGTTAAATCAGGGCAAGATAAAACTAAACCCTAATTGGAAAGAATACGCAAAGTTAGACGCAGCAGGGATATTAAATATATTTACTGCGCGAAATGATGGCGAGTTAGTCGGCTACTTTGTTTTGGTAATTAATAAAAGCATCCATTATCAAGATCACTACTTTGCTGTAAATGATGTTGTCTTTGTTTTGCCCGATAGCAGGGCTGGTGCAACTGGTTATAAATTGATCAAGTTTGCAGAAGATTACTGTCGTGATATTGGTGTATCATTAATAATGATAAATACGAAGGTTCATATACCTTTTGACAAGCTAATGATAGGAATGGGCTTTGATTTAATAGAGCGCGTTTATTCTAAATTTTTAGGAAAGTAAAATGGCAGTATCAGCAATAGCAGGATTAGCATCAGCGGTAGGCGGTGGTCTAGCGACAGGGTTTGCGCTAGGCTCTTTTGCAACTGCCTTTGCTATTGGCGCTGGTCTTTCTGTCGTATCTCGCGCATTGATGCCAAAACCATCTATGGGAACGTCAATGCAGGGCAACTCTGTAACTGTCAGAGAACCTGCTGTATCCAGAAAACTAATCTATGGTCGCGCTAGAGTTGGCGGTGCAATGGTTTACCTTGATTCTACTGGGACTGATAACGAGTTTCTGCATCTGGTGGTCGCTGTTGCGGGTCATGCGATTGATGGCTTTGAAGAGGTCTGGTTTAACGACACAAAAATCTGGGATGGCAGCTTCCAAGGCAACTGGGGGTCTTATGTTTATTTAGGATTCCATGACGGGACACAAACAACTGCTGACAGCACCCTAGTATCTGCATCTAGCGGCTGGACTAACGACCATAAATTATTAGACACAGCCTATATCTATGTGCGCCTAAAATACGATACAGATCAATTTGCACAAGGCTTGCCGAACATATCTACAGTGGTCAGGGGTAAGAAGGTTTATAACCCTGTCACAGCCACTACAGCATGGTCACAGAACCCCGCTCTCTGCGTTTTCGACTATCTTAAAGATACAAAGTATGGCCTGTCAGAATCGGCCTCTAACGTCAATACAACGGCTTTAATAGCTGCTCAAAGTTTATGCGACGAGGCTGTCAACCTATCAGGCAGCGGAACCCAGCAGCGTTATGTTCTCGATGGCGTGGTAGATACTGCTAACAGCCGCAAAGATAATATTGAAGCCATGTTGTCTAGTATGGGCGGCAAGCTGATTTACTCAGGCGGTGAGTATTTTATTGTAGGTGCTGAATATGTAACCCCGACAGTTACAGTAGATGAATCTGTACTGGTAGGCGGTCTATCGGTTAAGACTAAGCAGAGCCGCAGAAGCCTCTACAATGGCGTTAAAGGCGTTTATCTAGCAGAGGAAGAAAACTATACCCTTGCTGATTACCCATCGCTGACCAGCAGCACCTACAGTACAGAAGATGGCGACCCTATCTATTTAGATATGCCCCTGCCCTTTACTACCAACAATGTAAGGGCGCAGCGCATTGCTAAGATAGCTTTGCTTCAGTCAAGGCAGCAAACGCAGATAACAATCCCCTGCAACCTGGCGGCACTGAAGTTTAAAGCGGGTGACAATATCAAGGTCACGAACGCCAAGATGGGCTGGACTGAGAAAGTGTTTGAGGTGACTGGCTACCAGTTAGATATATCCTCAGATGGCGCGATCATTGTAAACGTAGACGCAATAGAAACAGCCTCTGCCATTTTCGATTGGGCGACATCCGATCAGCAGGACTTTACGACTGGCGGTGAGATTGATTTGTATGATGGCTTTACTACTCAGCCGCCTACTAATCTTGCAGCCACATCCACTACAGTTGTTGCATCAGATGGAACGCTGCTGCCATCGCTTAGATTAACGTGGACTGATTCGACTGATGTATTTGTCACCCAGTACGAGGTGCAGTTTCAGCGCGGCTCGGCTACTGTTGATTATGGCGAGATATCAGACGCATACACTAGCAACACCGATCAGGGGCTAATCACTAACGCTGCATCTATTACCTTAGATTATGGGTCTATTGATGACCCTGTGCAGACTGATGAGCCTAACTACAATTCTGTCTTTGTTACGACTAACCAGTATGTGATGACAGGGGTTGTGCCTTCTGCGAATTACAATATTCGCGTTAGAGCAATAAACAATCTGGGCGTGAAGAGTAATTTTGTCACCCTGTCTGGAACTGTAGAGGGCGATACTGACCCCTGCGGCATACCTGACAGCCTAACTGCTGTTGGCTCTTTGCGCGAGATAACCCTGTCGTGGATTATTCCTACAGAGCCTGACTATTCGCATGTTGAGGTCTGGGAAAACATTGTAAACAACTCAGCCACTGCCACAAAGATAGCAATCTCTGGCGGTGACAACTATACCCGCACAGGGCTTGGTTATAATGTTTTAAAGTATTACTGGGTTAAGTCTGTCGATTACTCTGGGAACGTATCTGGCTTTTCATCTATGGCTAGTGCGACTACTTTGTTTGTTGATACCGATAGCTTTAGCCAAGCAGTAAATGATTTGTTCTCAGAGGCTGGGGCGTATGGTATCGAGCCTGTTTCTTCATTACCTGCAAGCGGTGACTTTAACGGCCAGATTAAATACCTAACAACTCAGAACAAACTGTACCGCTGGGATTCATCTACATCGGCTTGGACAGATGACATCTTTTCAATTACATCTGGTTCGGTAGATGCTGCATCATTTGCATCAGGCATCGAGCCGATAAGTATTGTATCTAGTCTGCCAAACCCATCAGGCTACACTGGGCCGCAGTTAGTATTCCTGACAACTGATTACAAATTGTACCGATACAACGGCACTGCCTTTGTGTCTAGTATTGCTGCTGGTGACATATCAGGCACTATCGGGTCGGATGTATTCCCTAACAACCTTAGACCTGTTGAGATTGTTTCTACATTACCAACTACAGGTAACTTCCAAGGTCGCCAAGTATTCCTAACCACTGATAATAAACTGTATCGGTACAATGGAACGTCATTTATAGCGAGCGTGGCAACTACTGACCTGCAAGGCCAGATCACCAGCACCCAGATCGGTGACAACTCAATATCGACTGCAAAGATTCAAGCAGATGCGATTACGGCTAATACAATAGCGACTGGCGCGGTTACTGCTGATGCGATTACTGCGGGTTCTATAGGTGCTGCGGCTATTGCTGCCGATGCCATAACATCCGATAAGATTGCTGCCAATGCTGTAACGGCTGGTGCTATTCAGGCAGGTGCGGTTAGCACTGACGCTCTAGCGGCTAACGTCATAACGTCAGATAAGATTGCAGCAGGGGCTATTCAGACATCAGACCTTGCAGCCAACTCTATTACTGGTGGGCTTATTGCCGCATCAGGTGTAATTACTAGCGCAGCGCAGATCAATGATGCGGTTATTACTGCGGCCAAGATTGATAACCTTGCAGTTACTCAAGGTAAAATTGCTGATTTAGCTGTTGATACTTTGAAGATTGCAGATGCGGCTGTATTTGTTGAAGAAACAGCATCATTGGCATCGGGCTTTGGTATATCCCCTGCGGATGGTTGGACTACAGTAGTATCTAAAAGCATTGTTCTCAGTGATTTATCTGCATCATCTGCTGTAATTATAAATGGTATTGTGCAAGCTACGAATATATCTGCCGCTGGTGAGTTTTTTAACTATAGAATCAGGCGAGGAAACACTGTTCTCAAACAATTTGAAGCATATATATTGGCAAATTTTGCTTTGAATGAGACTGCGGTAATACCATTACTTTTTGTTGATACGCCAAGCAACGGAACATTTACATATGAGATACAAGCGAGAGACCCAACTGGAAGCGGGTCAGTTGATACTATGTTTGTCGATTTAGGTATAATTTCAATAGGGGCTGCTAAACGATGAACAAGTATATTATTTATGCTTCAGATACTGGCGTTATAAAATCTGTAATAACGACTAGCAGCAACCCTGAAGTAGATGTGCCAGATGGTTTCGACTATATCGAATGCTATGAGTCTGTTGAAGGCATGGCTGTCGATACTAAAACTAAAACTCTAGTTGAGGCAGATATTGACTTGCCATTTGTTCTAACTGATGCGGGTATTAGGAAAAAAAGAAGGAACGAACTGCTATCACAATCAGACTGGACACAGTTTGCAGACAGCCCTTTAACCGATACCAAAAAGGCAGAATGGGCAACCTATAGACAAGCACTCAGGGATTTGCCGCAACAATACCCTGACGCAATTACAAATGATGATATAATTTGGCCGACTAAGCCGAGGTAACGACATGACAACAGCAGTACAAAGACGCAGAGGCACTAACACCGAACACGCATCCTTCACAGGGTTAGAGGGTGAGATTAGTGTAAACACTACCAACGAGTCGGTGCATGTTCACGATGGCTCGACTGCTGGCGGCTTTGAGTTGATGCGAGCAGATGGTGCAAATTCTACTGTCACACTAGGTGACATATCTGGCGTTACTGCTGGCACTGGTTTATCTGGTGGCGGCACAACTGGGACAGTCACTTTAGATATTGATGGCACAGTTGCTACTTTGGCAGGTACTCAGACCTTCACCAATAAGACCCTGACCAGCCCAATACTAAACACCCCCACGATAGGCACATCGTTTACGATTGGGGGCGCGACTATCACAGAAGCAGAGTTGGAAATACTCGATGGCGCGACTGTAACCACTACAGAGTTAAATTATGTCGATGGGGTTACCAGTTCTATCCAGACCCAGATAGACGCAAAGGCTCCATTAGCATCGCCTAGCTTTACTGGAAATGTCTCTGTCGGTGGTACTGTTGATGGTCGTGATCTTGCTACTGACGGTACTAAGCTAGACGGTATTGAAGCTGGTGCAGACGTTACAGACACAGCTAACGTAACAGCCGCTGGTGCAGTGATGGACAGCGAGTTGACTAGCGAGGCATCTGTTAAGGCATTAGACCAAGGCGTAGCCACTACAAACGGCCCTACCTTTGCTGGCGCGACACTTACAAACACTTTGAATGTAACGCCTACATCTGGATATGGTAATATTGAAGTAGGTGGTGTTGATGGCGCGTTTATAGATTTGAAATCACCTAGTTCTGATGATTACGACATGCGGCTGATTACAGCAGGAGGCAGCGGAGGAACAATAGATGTAGGGGCGGCAGGTGATTTATCACTGAGGGCTGGTGGTTCTGAAAAAGTAACGCTACTTTCTTCTGGTAACGTGGGCATAGGGACTAGTTCGCCAGAAGCAAAATTGCATATTTCTACTGGGGGCGGGATTACTCCATTTGCGTCTTCACAGATTGTATCTGAAAGTAGCGGCAACAACTATATTGAACTTAATGGAGGCTCTACAAGCACGACTGCACTATACTTTGGTGATTCTGCTGACCAAGATGTAGGTGGTGTTTTATACAATCATAGCGATAATTCTATGAGCTTTAGGGCTAATGCTGCAAGTCGTATGACTATTAACTCCGTGGGCACTGTAAGCACAACAGGTTCAATAGGGGTGGGTAGAACATCACTGTCAGCGGCCACTGAAGATGCGGGGCTTGTTCTTGCATCTCAGGGTTATATATACAGCGTAAGAGAGGGGACTTCTAGCCAATCGCACATAGTTTTTATAAACAATGCCGCTGTTACCGCCACTACAGCTGGGTCAATTAGGACAAGTGGTTCGACAACTTCTTATAACACTTCCTCAGACTACCGCCTTAAAACTGACGCACAGCCAATGACAGGTGCGACAGCGCGTCTTAAAGCATTAAAGCCAGTTAACTTTGAGTGGATTGCTGATGGTACTCGCGTTGATGGCTTCTTAGCTCACGAAGCTCAAGAGGTTGTTCCTGAGTGTGTATCAGGCGAGAAAGATGCGATGCAAGATCAGGAGTATGAAGTTACTCCAGAGGTATTAGACGAGGAAGGCAACACAGTAGAAGAAGCTGTGATGGGTACTAGGTCTGTCCCAGACTATCAGGGCATTGACCAGAGCAAGCTAGTGCCTCTACTCGTAGCAACTATACAAGAACTAGAAGCGCGTATAACTCAATTAGAGAATAACTAATGATTGATCCAGTCACAGCAATGTCGGTAGCCGTAAATGCGTTTGGTACGATCAAGCGTATGGTTGCTGCTGGCAAAGAAGTAGAGGATACCCTGTCACAGATTGGGAGATTCTACGGTGCTGTGAGTGACCTGTCAGAGCATAGGCGACGGGCTGATAACCCTCCCCTGTTTAAAAAGATCATTGCCGCCAAGTCTGTAAATGAAGAGGCGATGGAGACATACGCGAGAACCAAGCGTACTCAGCAGATGGAACGCGAACTCAGGGAACTGTTGATGTATCAGTATGGCAAGGATGGCTATCAGGAACTCGTGGATTTACGCAGGTCTATTGCCGCGCAGAGAGAAAAGACCATCTACCTGCAAGATAGGAAGCGCAAGGCGTTATTCTGGAATAGTATCCAGATCACAGGGATAGCAGTTTTAGGCTATGCTATCTACATGGTGATTAGTTTTATTTTGAGGCAGTAAGATGTATCAATTTGATGAAGATATGCCAACCCCAAACTTTTTGCACGATGTGGCAAAAGGCAATATTTGGGATTCTAGGGCATTAAATATATTTGGCTTCAACCGCACTGTCGGCACTGCCTTTGAAACTCTCTGGGATGATGGCGGCAACTATGCCTACCCTTCCTCTGCTGTTGTTATGGATGTCGTATCAACATCTGCATCCGATACGATGGATGTTAAGATCAATGGCCTTGATTCCAACTATGCAGAGATCAGCGAGACTGTCACCCTAACAGGCACATCCGCTGTTCAAACTACCGCGTCTTTCCTGCGGATTAACTCTGCGATTATTTTAGCTGGCTCTAATGTTGGCGATATATATATTTCAAATGGTGGGACTAATTACGCATTTATAGGCGCAACGATTGGCACTACTCAGAGCAGCGTTTACACTGTCCCCGCAGGTCACTCGATCTACCTGTTTAGAGTTGATGTGACATCTGGCACAAACAACGGCCAGAAATACCTGACGTTTAGAAACGTAGTTAAAACTAGCAGTGGGAGAACATTGAGAGTTGCAGAAGCGACATTTGCCACATCGCAGGTCAGCTTTGATCGCCAGGTGCCGTTTAAGATCACAGAGAAATCAGATTTTCATTTTGAGGCAAAAAGCAGCAGCTCCGAAAACGAAGTCTCAATCTTTATCGAAGCAATATTAGTCAAGGATTCATAATGGCAACTGTTAAAGAAGCATTGATTCGCTTGGAAGGACATGAGAAGGAGTGCGCGATCAGATACCAGAACATCGAGAAGCGGTTGGATGATGGCTCTGAGCGATTTAAGAAAAGCGAAATGATGCTGTGGGGCATTTACCCCCTGATAATCGGTTTATTCTTAATTGAAAAAGGTATCTTATGAGTTTACTGGCAACCTTGGCACAGCCTATATCGGGTCTTTTAGATAAGTTTATCGAGGATAAAGATCAAAAAAATGCTTTGGCGCATGAAATTGCGACAATGGCAGAAAAACAGGCGCATGAAAGTGTCATGGGTCAGCTAGAGGTAAACAAGGCAGAGGCTGCTCACAAAAGTTTATTCGTCGCAGGGTGGCGGCCAGCAATCGGCTGGGTCTGCGTACTTGGCATGGCGGGTAACTTTATCACCATCCCAATCACCAATATGATTTTAGAACTGGTCGGCTCCGATGTCAGTGTTCCCCTAATCCCTACTGGCGAGATGATGCCTGTTCTGATGGGTATGCTTGGACTTGGAGCGATGAGATCGGTGGAAAAGGTTAAAGGCGTACAGAGGGA